AGAGAAAGGGCTCCGAAGAGCCCTTGCATGTTTACAACAAGTAATTGGATTACTTGAAAGAAACGTTTGAAATGCTAACTTTACCTAAGTAGTCAGCCGCGTTACCTAAAGATGACGCTGTGTTTGTCAACTCAACATAGCCATAACGTGTCATGAATGATACGACTGGTTCGAATGTTGATGGATCTAAAACAACACCACTGCTCATCAATGGAATGTATGGGCAATAGAATGCAGCCGCATCAGACTCTGATGAACCTTTGTAACCGATTAGAACGTCAGTCGCGTCAGTAGCGTATGTGTTAACATAAACTTTCATTGCTGAGTTCAATGTACCAACAAACTTAGTGTTTGTAGGTGCTTCAAATGTACCTTCTGTTGTACGAGCAAATGCGCTAGTAGTAGCAGACTGTAGAATTGTTAAAGCAAATGGACTTACAACTGCCCAGTTACCTGCACCACGACGGGTACGTTGAGCGATCAAGTTAGATACACGATTGATCTGAACTGCCAATGCGGCATGCTCGTCACCAACGAATGTAGCTGTACCTGACACAGCGGACTGGTCATAAGACTCGATTGCTGAACCAGCCAATGAACCTAAACTTGCTAGGATTTCTTGGTCAATTTCAGCTGTAATTTCTTGTGCCAAAGCAGCCATAACTTCTGCTTCGATGTCAATACCTTGTTGGGCTTGTGCATCTTGAGCAGCCTCGAATGTCCAACGTGCAGACAACTTACGAGTTTTAGCTTCAACTGTTTGTTTCAAGATTTGAATGCTCATACGCTTTCCAGCGGCACCTTCAAGAGTTGCTGTTGAAGCGCCTCTGGCTGGTGAACCGTCATTGCCTGAGTATGCTTCAGCAATTTTGAATGGGCTTAGTGCTTCTTCACCAGCTACCACGCCAGTTGCGCTATCAGCGTAACGAACACGTAGAGTATGGATTTGACCCACTGGACCAGTCATTGGTTGTACACCTACCAACTCGTTAGCGATAACAGTTGGCATTACGCGACGAATCACTGGTAGAATCACGCGGTTTAATGTTGCGACGTTGCCGGCAGAAGTGGCACCAGCTGTTGGGCTTTCCATCAAATACTTGCGAGTATTCTCTAGGGTTACACCCATTACTGATTTTTTAGTGCCTTGAAGGCCTTCTAAAAGAGCTTCCTTAGTTTCTGCCCAACGGCCATTTAGTAGTTCTGACATGTAAATTTCTCCTTAAATTTTTAGTCCAGCAAGGCGACGGATATCAACGATGTTGTTATCGCTCTCGCTGCTACGATTGCTGTTGGAAACTTTGTTTCCTGTAATTTCTTTAGCCTCTACAAGTGCCTGTTTCTTCTGCGGAGCTTTACCATTCAATACTGACGGTAGATACTTGTCAAAACTTTCTACAAGTCTTGATGTTTTCACACTCTCCATTAACTCACCCATGATTTCTTTTTGCTCTGTGTTTAACGGAGCAAGTAATTCTGTCATGATTGCTTTTCTTTCTTGTGACTCTTTTAAAGTCGCAATTTCTGCTTGTTTACTTTCTAATAAAGTTGTTGCTCTTGTGGATGCTTGTTGAGCTTCCAAAATTGCTAACTCTTTCATGTCTATGACCTTGAGTAATTTTGCAGTTTCTGATTTCTCAGAAAGATAGCTAGTCTGATATTCCGAAGCAAACGCTTCAAATAACTTACGACCAAAATCGTTGCGACGAGCCGCGTCAATGTCTTCTTTCAAACTTGTTAACTCTGAGCGTAGGCTCTCATTAACAACTTTATCAACCATTGATGCCGCACGTTGTACGAAATCTTGCTTAACTTTCTTAAGTTGTTCTTTTCCTTCACGAACTAGACGAACTTTAGTTTCTGCTAAGTCCTGCTTGTCCTTGTAAAACTCTGTAATTTCTTGAGCTAGAGCTTCTACTACGAATTGTTCTAACTTGCCAAACTTGCTAGCCATAACCATTTGATCTTCATGTAACTCAGAAACTTCAGAAACTAACTGACGTGTAACAAATTCCTTCATTACTTCAGCATCTTTCTTCATCTTCTTAGCATACTTGACTTTCATTTCAGCTAATTGCTTGCGATCGTCGGCAAATTCAACAAGCTCGCCTGCTAATTGATCAGTGATCATACGATCAACTGCTTCAATCATAGTTTGCTTGTCGTGCTCATATTTCTGAGCAAACTCTTCGCGTAATTGAGTAGCCACTTGTTCACGATTCTCTACGATTCGTGCTTCCCATGCTTGCTCGATTGACTCTTGGATCTCTTCAGAAATCACGTTGTTCTCGAATAATTGTTTTAGTGCATCCAACATGTGATTCTCCTTATTATTGGAGTTTGCCAATTATTGCTAATAGGCTCTCTTTGAGATATTTCTGTGCCTTCGGGTCACCTTTTACCTCTTGCGCTATGCGTAAGGCACTTAATCCACCTCGACTATTCATCAAGTGTTCATAAATTGGTGTAGGATATGCTCCCGGAGCACTAGGTTGAGCTACCATATCTACTGTGATAATCTCAAAATCTGATACTTCACCGGAACCGTCTTCTTTGACGTTGCCGGATCCGCGACTACTAACGCCTAATTTCACTCCGCTTTCCAGCATTGTACGAATTAGTTGTCCCATAGGTGTAGGTAAAATTTTCAATTTACCATAACCGTTTGGACCGTCCATCCACATATTTGTTATCATGTGGCTTACACGATCCAAGTTAATTTTTAAGTCATCTGGATGATCTACTTCTCCGAGAACACTATAACCGTTTTGAATCTGATCGTTAAGGGTTTTGACAGCCTTGCCAATCTCATTCACAGGATAGACACGTTGATTAGCATTACGGATACCGCCTTGAATGCAGATACCCGACATGTGCAACGATTTCCCGTCTTTGTCATCAGATTCAACGATCATTTTTGCTTCGTTGAAGCTTAGATTTTCTCGGAGATATAACATAAATTACTTACGTGATCCAATCAAACTTTTCTTATCTGGAGCTGTGTCGGCTGAACCTTTACGTTCTGCACCGTGACCTGGCTCTTTCTTCTTAAATGCTGTCTTACCAACATTTGCACCTGGCTTATTAATGTTACCACCATCATGGATAGATGTTGTTGGCTTTAATAAACCGCCTTGTGTACCACCGCTTGTTGTGCTAAATGACTTAGCAATGTTAGCAGTTGTGCCGCCCATGTCGTTCTTTCCGGCAACGATTGACTTGGTGTTAGTACCGTTGTCGCCGTGCTTTGGAGGACTTACTTTGTTAACATATTCCATCATGGCTGCTAGTTCGTCTGGCTCTTCTTCACCGCCCATGGCATCCATACCGCCCATGTCGTCATCGCCCATTTCTGGTTCCATGCCCATGTCGTCACCGCCCATATCTTCTTCACCAGCCATTAGCTGTTCAAATTCTGCTTTTAATTCTTCTAGTGCGTCTTCTAGGTCCATAACTCGATCTTCAACGTCACCACCATCGCTTTCTGCGTCACCTTCTTCACCGTCAACGTCGCTCATGAAGTCATCAGTAGCGTCACCGCCTACATCATCATCTTCACCTTCTGCGTCGTCTTCTGCATCATCTGCTGGTTCTTCTTCTTCACTGTCGTCATCTTTTGCAAATGGGTTTTCACCTTCTTCTACTTTAAAGTCTGATTCTAGTAGTTCTTCGTAGATTTCGCGTGATTTCGCTACTACGATGTTGTGGAAAATTTCTTGTGCTGTTTCTTGATCTTCGTTGATCAATGCCTCAAGCATGGCTTCAAATTGCGTACGATCAGTCATTATTAATCTCCTGTGATATGATGACAAGGCTGTATAATATTTACATATTATTTTTAAAACGGGGGTGAAATAGCCTAAAAACGGCGTATTTTAACAAAATCAAGATATTTATACAGCCGGTGCTGGCATTTTGTACATTGCGTGTATAAATTCTAATTCTTGCTCTTGTTCTAAAATGTGTGACTCGCTGGCTTTGCGAAGTTCGTTAATTTGGCGTAAGGACAATCGTGTCTTACGTGTGTCATCTCTATGCATGGTCGTTAGATCACGATCTGCATCATATCTCAGATCATTACTAGTGCGCCTAGTATCGGGATCAATATAAAACAATTCTCTAAGGATCATGATATATTTATATGATTGGAGCAGTTGCTGGAGCCGCACCACCGACACCTGGAGTAGTTTGTGCTTCCATACCTGGCTCTAGATCGCCTTCCATGTCTTCTGGGGCTGATAAATCTCCTGCGGCTCCCAAGTCGCCTTCAATACCTGCGGCACTTAGTCCTGCACTACGCATTTCTCCAGCGGCATCAGTATTAATTGGATTGCCCTTGCCGTTCTCTTCGCCCCACATGCGTTCGTTTTCTGCTACTTCTTCGTCTGTTAAGCCTAAGAAACGTTTAAGAGCAAATCGTTTTGACATGAATGGCACTGCTTGAATAGTATTAAATGTGTTAATACGTTCTGAATCCAATGCACTTTGGCGTGTACTTGCAAAGTTTAGAGGAGGATTAAACTTTAATTCAAACAAGTTTGCATCAATGTTCATACCTCTATGGTACATGTACATCTTAAATTCTTCATCAAACACATGTGATACTAGTGCTTGCAATCGTTCACAATACTTGTTAAAGCGTAGCTCTTGGATATACGCTGTGCCTACTCGTCCGTCGTTATACGATGCCGCTGAATCATCTGCACCTGTTGGCAAATAGCTTGATGGAATACGTAAACCACGGAACAACTTGTTTGTAAAGTATTTTAAGTCGTCAATCTCACCAAGATTCGTTCCTCCTGGTAAAGTTTCAACTTTACTTCCTCGTCCTTCAGCGGTTTGTGGGAAGAAGTAATCTTCATTAATAGACAATGGGTTATAAGCACTATCAATAACATTCTGTCCACCGCCGGTTTGACTTGGAATCCTTCGTTGATGTATTTCATTTTTAACTCTTTCAACAAACGCCATGGCCATGTGGCTTGGCATGTTACCAACGTCAATGTGGAATACTCGTCTTTCTGGAGCACGTTGTATGCGATAGATAAGAATAGCATCTTCTAATAATTCTTTTTGCTTGTAAACTTTGAAGATGTTCTCTAATAAGCTGTTACCAAATGGGTAATTATTATCTAGACCTTCGCTTAATGACAGATGTATAATGTGTTCTGCGTTAATTGCGTATTCTGTTTCAGTAGTACCAAAACGGTTGCCGCTTGAACTGCTGGGATAGTTACTTGATGAACCTCTACCTGCACCGCTAGGTTGTAAATAACTTGCGCCGCCACCGATACCGCTGGTTGTGTTTCTAGGATTAAGATTAGGAGTGATTTGTGTAGCAACTAGACTTTCAAAGTTAGGTGCTAGATCTTTGATAACATACTGCTCAGGTTTACGACCTTCGCTTTCGTTTACAATAATTTTAACAATCTTGCTAGGATCAACATAAGACCATTTTTGATTTTCTGGATCACGAATAAAAACAGCATCACCGTATTTGAATACATTACGGATAATACGGAATATACGAGTGTCAAACTTTTGTAGTTTGCACCATTGTTGCATATATTCGCCTAGAATCTTAATTTCTGTGTTGGTAGCACGATGTCTCCAACCTACACTAAATGGTGTTTTACCGTCTTTTAATTTTTGTGTACAAAACTCTGCTAAAATATCTAATGCCGCATTAACTTCTGGATCGCTGTCCATTACTTCATATTGCTGATAACGCTCGATACGATTTGGACTACCTGAGTAAACATCAGGCAAATAGCTACTATAGTTTGTTTTAGCAGGCCCTGCCTTGCTAGACGACGAAGATCCCGATATCGGACTAAGTGATGTACCTGTTGGTACTGGTGTAAAGTACTTTTTCCAGCTCATATTTTTAAGATCTCATAGTAACGTTTGGATCAAGACGTTTAGTGGCTCTGACTTGTTTATCTGTAGAGTTAACTAAGTCAGATAAATGTGACACATTAAGTCCCATAGTACTATTTAACTGTTCTAATAAGTCTTTGAGGTCATCTAGAGTAGCTGTGCCAGCTAGTGCAGTTTCGTTTGGACGTTGATTGTTGTTATCTGTTGTTGTGTTTTGCTGTGCGGCTTCACGCTTTCTATTTTCTTCTTGTCTTTGTGTTTCTATTCTAGCTTGACTGATTTCAGCTGGAATAGTTCTTGACATTTCGCTAGTTCTGTTTTGTTGTGCGCTGGGAATAACGCTAGCCAAATTACTAAACGATGTTCTAACAGTTTCGCCAAACTTTGGAATCTCTGTTTGTAGTCCTTTAAACAATCCATCAAACACACTGGCAAAATCTACAGACGGAACTGTATCTTTTGTTGCTGTATCAGCTGTTGAAAACTTTGAAATAGCTTCAGCAATACGAGCATTTTGTTCAATCACTTGATCGCTAAACATAATCGATGACTGATCGGCAGGATTTTTACTTGGAGCATTGGCAGAGCTAATACTAGTTTGTATATTTTTAAACATGTCTGCAAACAAATCAATACCGCTAGATGTGCCTGATGTTCCTTGATTTACCT